TGGATGCCGAACAAGTAGCTAACGATTTAGCCAAACACGAAGCAGTCTGCGCGGAGCGATGGAAAACTGCATTTAACCGCTTTGACGATATGGATGCAAGTATCAAGAGAATAGAAATGATACTTATATCTGCGTGTGGCGGAATAATCGTCGGCGGAGCCACAGTAGCATTGACTATATTTACAATGCTCTCATAGGAGAAAAAATGGAAATAGATTATAATAAAAAAGACGTTGTGAAATCACCAAAAGTAAAGAAGGTAGAAAGACCTTCTCTAGATGGATATGAACTCTATGAAAAAAGAGGAATGTGGCATTTAGTAGGAGATGGCGCACATGAAATCTTTGTATCAAAGGATGAAGCATATAAATGGCTAACGAAATAAAAGAAGCCTTAAAGAAGGCAGTAGATAAAGCTGAGCAAGAAGAAAATGTATCAGGAGTATCTGCAAGAGTAAAAAAGTTACTAGCAAGAAAACGTAACTTACAAAGGAAATCACATAACCCCAAAAGATCGAGAAGATAGTGAGCTATTGTAAGTATACTCAAGAAGAAATAATAGACTTCTACACTGCTGACCACACGCACCCAACAAAGTGTGTAATGTGGGGTCAAGCAATATGGCAGAAAAGACAAGAAGTTAAAAACTTTGTCTTATCTACACGACCTGAATCAATTTTAGATTATGGCTCAGGAAAAGGGTTTCAGTATAGTGAACATAAGATTCATAAAGACTGGACTCAAGGAAATTATATTTCTCCAGAACCAGTATGCTATGACCCAGGAGTTCCTGAGTTTAGCGAAAAGCCTGGAGTTAAGTTTGATTCTGTACTATGTTTCGATGTAATGGAACATATACCTGAACAACATTATGAAAAAGTTTTAAAAGAGATTTTTAATTATGCTAGAAAATCTGTATGCTTTAATATTGCAGTAAACCCTGCAAAGAAAAGTTTTCCAGATGGCACAAATTATCACGTACTTTGTAGACCCGAAGAATGGTGGTTTGCAAACATAAAAAGATTAAAACCAAAAGACTTAACAGTATGGTTATTCTTTTGGAGCATGAAGGGAGTAATTATCCTTAATGCAGAAAAGTAAAAAGACACACGAAGAACGACTAAAGATATGTCAGAAGTGCCCAAACTATAATAAGTTTTGGAAGACTTGTAAGATATGTCAGTGTTTTATGCCCCTCAAAACTAAATTAAGATGGGCTGAGTGTCCAGACGAGCCACCTCGTTGGACTTAGGGAGAAAAAGATGCCGTATCATTCAGGCAAAAAGAAAAAGAAAAAAGGCGGAAAGAAAAAGAAGTCAATGGGAGGCTTAACAGCTGCCCAAAAGAAACTACCTAAGAAACTACAACAAGCTCTCTTAAAAAGAAAGCGCAAGAAGTAACAACCTGAGGAGGTGATCAAAGTTTAGGATTGGATGACCTTATACTAAGCAAAACTGCATGAATATATTTCATGACACGGAAATAAATCGAGGGGTCTCCAATCCGCCCTTTACTAAAACTATGAAAAGAACTATCAAACAATTAAGACAGTATTTTAGAAAACACAGAGCTCATCTTAGACCTATTAAAAAAACAACTCTGGATACTAGAAACTGGCCTTCTGCAGGCAACAACAACAAATTACCAGTCGTAATATATGGGCATAAACATGACCTAGTTGTTGACTTTACAGCTGAAACAGCAAATGTAAATGATGGAATAAACTCCGTTACTGGCCATTGGAGAACTCACATGTTAACGTACGTAGGTAAAAACCAACAACAGTTACAAAAGTTTGAAAATAATGAAGGTGCTTTTGATGGTTTATTTCTCATAGATTGGGAAAGTAAAAAAAGTCTTTAGGTTAGTGGGCGACAGACTTGGCAATGTAAAAATGCAACGTTTACGTCAACAACCTTTTGGAATAGGATGGTTGAAAAAGACCAGACTATTCGGAGAAGATATTCCTTTAAACTATGAAGATCAAGTGGTCTAGAAGTAGAAAAAGGAAGATAAACTGTGCAAGGCCTAAAGGTTTTTCGCAAAAGCAGTACTGTAAGCGCCAAAAGAGGGGTGGAAAGTACAAAAGGAGATAAATATGTTAGGATTCTTTGAATGGTTAACAGCTTGGATAGCAGTCTTACCTACAGTGGTAATGATTTGTTCTCTAATAGCAGCTATCACTCCAACACCGATTGACGATGGTTGGATGAAGAAAGTCTATAAACTAGTAGACTGGTTTGCCTTAAATGTTGGGAAAGCCAAAGACAAGTAACATTGCAGGGGTATCGTGGGCTGAAACGCCCACGGTGCATTTAGGAGATATATGGCAGTAAGAAGGAAAAGAAAGGCCGCTAAAAAACGTCCTGTACCTACAAACCCAACTCTTTATGCTAGAGTAAAAGCACAAGCAAAGAGAAAGTTTAAGGTATATCCATCAGCATATGCTAATGGATGGTTAGTAAAAACTTACAAAGCCAAAGGTGGAAGGTATCGTATGGGTACTGGGAGAAAAAGAAAATAAATGAGATTACTACTATTACTATTAGCAACTACACTTCAAGCAGAAGTGCTAGAAATAGATAAAGGTATCTATCAGGTTACTTACGATACAAACTTAGAACAACCACTAAAAGTATCATATGCATTAGGCAGAGCCAATACTGTTAAAGCAGCAGACCGTAAAGGTATGAACTTTAAAAAAGAGCCAGGAGTACACACTTCTGACGATAAAGATTATTACAAGAATGTATGGGACAAAGGACATATGGCACCAGCCGCTTCTTTCTCAAACAGTGAAGAAAACTTAAAATTAACTTTCTCATATCTTAATAGTGCACTACAACACGAAAAACTTAATCGTGGTGCATGGAGACAGTTAGAAGCTGCAGTAAGAAAATGGGCAGAGTATGAAAAACTACACGTTGTAAACGAAATATGGTTTTCACCAACTTCAACTAAACTACCTACGGGTGCGACAGTACCTGACGGGTTTATGAAAATAATTCATGCTTTACAGTGGGAAAAATGTTTTTTCTTTGCAAATGAAGCACCAACAGAGGCTTGGGAAACTTACGAAGTACCTTGCAATCCTGGGATTAGGGGATAAATAAATGAGAGCAATATTAAAAGATGGAAAAATTATAGTTAAAGGCGGGCATACTGATGCTGCCTCTGCAATAACAAGTTGCAAAGTAATTATGTCACATTGCCAAATGATTCTAGACGGTCTTGAAGGAAAAGAAGAAATGTCTCTAGAAACATGGTGGACAAACAAGATAGCAGTATCTGAACATGAGCTTGTTCAAGCAGCCAATTATTTAGTAAGTGGTGATGTAGAACATGACCATGGCGAAACCTAAAGGTGGACTTACTAAATGCTTTAAAGAAGGTTGGGTAGACATCTCTCGTAAGAGAAAAGGTGGCGGACATCCTCCGTGTGGAAGAAAATCTGCACGAAGTAAGGGAGGCTATCCCAAGTGTGTACCAGCTAGCAAAGCCCGTAGAATGACTTCGGCGCAGAAACGATCTGCAGTAACACGCAAAAGGAGAGCAGGTAACCCAGGCGGTAAGCCTAGAAACGTTTCTACCTTTGTTAAACGAAAAAGAAAAACAACACGAAAAAGGAGATAATATGTCGAAACGAATGGTCGCGAAAAAACTTGAAGTTTGTAGTGATTTAGGAGTGGTTGAGAAAGCTGTAGCTATGGCAGTACTCGAAAAAAGACATAACTTAGCAAAACTCAAAAAAACTGAAAGATTATGTAACAATGAAACGTTGCACCTTTCGAGATGAGCAACTTAAAAAGCTCATAGGAGACTAAAAATGGCAAGAACAGGTTCATTTTTAAGCGGACCTACTGGAGTACACAATACCCAGAAGATTCGTAAACATAAATTAAAAAGAGGGGTTACTAGAGATATGAATGCAGCAGCAGGTACTTTAGTAAATACAAAAGACCCTTATAGCGTAGGTGGATTAAGATACAGTGCGGCACCAAAAGGTATCGGACCAAGATTTGGTAAAACCACAAAACCTAAGTCTGCAAGATTCAGTAAAAAAGGAAGTGGGAGAATATTACCTCGTAGGAGATAAGAATGGCACTCACCAAATCTGAAAAAGCTAGATTAAAAAGAGCAGGGCTCTCTGGGTTGAACAAACCAAAGAGAACTCCTGGCCACAAAACTAAGAAAGCTGTAGTAGCCGTAAGAGTTGGTGGTAAAATAAAAGTAATTAGATTCGGAGCGCAAGGCATGGGTCATAATTACAGTCCAGAAGCAAGAAAAAGCTTTAAAGCAAGACATGCTAAGAATATTCGTAAAGGCAAGTCTTCAGCAGCTTACTGGGCAAACAAAGTATTTTGGGCGGGTAAAGGTGGTTCAAAGAAAAGACCTCCTCGCTCACAGAAAAGAACACTTGGACTTAAACGCAGGAGATAATAATGCAACAAGTAGATGGAAGAAAGCTATGGCTAGATGAAGGTTTAGCATATGCTGGTAAGTTTCTTACTCAAGCTCTAGAAATAGAGAAAGGTAGAAAGTTATCGGCAGCAGAGGAAAGATTTAAACAACTATCCGCCGCTTACATTTACTTACATGACAAACTTCGTAGTGCAGGTGTTCTTGATGAAGAAGAATTAGATTACATATTTGAGAAAGAGACTATACATTGATAACAATTAGTAGAAAAGATGTATTGAGTGACCAACTCATGCACTTTGACGAAAACAGATTTATAAAACTACCTATTGCTGAGTATATGGACTTATTGGGTATTACTCCTAATTCATCACAACATGCAATTATAAATGCAATCAATAATCCTAAATATCGTTTTGTTTGTTCTGCGGTTTCTCGTAGACAAGGCAAAACATATATCGCAAATATCATAGGTCAGTTAGTTACTTTAGTACCTGGTACAAATGTACTACTGATGTCCCCTAATTATTCACTTTCTCAGATTTCTTTTGAACTACAAAGACAACTAATTAAACATTTTGACTTAGAAGTCCTTAGAGATAATGCAAAAGATAAAGTTATTGAACTATCTAATAACTCAACCATAAGAATGGGTTCTGTAAATCAGGTAGATTCAGTAGTTGGTAGAAGTTATGATCTTATTATATTCGATGAAGCAGCACTAGTTGATGGAAAAGATGCCTTCAATGTTGCACTTCGTCCCACACTAGATAAACAAAACTCAAAAGCACTCTTTATATCTACTCCAAGGGGTAGAAATAACTGGTTTTCAGAGTTTTGGCAGAGAGGATTCTCAGATGAATACCCTGAATGGGCATCTATTCAAGCTACTTATCACGAAAATCCAAGATTATCGGACAGTGATATAGCTGAAGCGAAGAAAACTATGTCTGAAGCAGAGTTTAACCAAGAATATATGGCTGACTTTAATGTATTTGAAGGTCAAGTATGGGCATTTAATCACGAAACTTGTGTAGCAGACTTATCTGAAGTAGAAACAGGAAGAATGGATGTATTCGCAGGGATGGACGTAGGTTATAAAGACCCAACAGCTTTTTGCGTTATAGCATATGACTGGGATAAGGAAGTTTATTATCTACTAGACGAGTATCTTAACTCTGAAAGAACTACAGAACAACATGCAAC